AAAAGATCAGGAGTTCTTAATAAATAAAATTGCCCTACATCGTGATATCGGGGTTCAAAATCCTGTGTGTTGTGGTGATAGGCCTCATAATCAACAATCTTTACAAGACCATCATCTATGTGTACTGATCTTTGGGGAGGATAACCATATTGAACCATTGGAAAAACTCCATTACCTTGCTTAATTAGATCAAATGCGGTGTTAAGAAGTTTTGGTGTAGCAAATACTGCTGTGGCATGTAACATTAAACAATATTCAGGTTCTAACCAGTTTCTTTGAATATAGTCTAATAAAACTTCCGTAGTTGTAGTTCTGTCATCTGCTAGGTGCATTGGTCTAATATCAACCTCAGCCCCGTAATGACGAGCCACTTCGGCAATTTCCTCATCTTCAGTTGAAACTACTGGAGTTATACCAAGTTCCTTTAAGTAGGCAATAGGATAGGAGATAATGGGTTTTCCACAAAACTCTTTGATATTTTTTCTGGGTAATCTCTTGGAGCCACCTCTTCCAGGTATAAATCCCAAAACCCTCATCTCTTTTGCCACTTAAGTATCCTTTCTAAATGCTCTAAAAACTCCTCTTTTGAATATTTCCATTTCATCACGTTACACATCTGGCAACAGGAAACTACATTACTCGTAACGTATCCTTTATGTGTATCAATTCGATCAATACCGTTATATAAAAATTCTCCATAATGTCTTAATCCTCGACCTCTCATCTTTGGTTCCATTCCACAATAAAAACAATTGCTTTTGAACAATTTGTTAACTTCGGTATCTGTCAGTGTAAATTTGAAACCCCGTTCTTTTGCGTGGTGTTTATAACCGATTAGAATCTCATTTCTATTTGATTGTCCTGGAGAAAGTCTTTGACCTATATAACGACAATCTCTTGAACAGTAGTTATGTTTTGAACTTGCAACTTCTGCTTTAATTTTACTGAAACATTTTCCACAATTATTACAAACTACATCAATGCGTTTCCAAAATGGACTAGATTTCCCTTTTGGTTGCGGATGTTTTTTAAAGTATTTGTGCATGGTTTTTCTAAACTTCTCTATCATTTCAGGTGTTCGAATATATTTACCTCTTTTATCTATTTTTAAGCCAAGTGTTCTCATTTTAAAATCTTTTTAGCCATTTTCATCATTATTGCAAAATCTTCCTCAGCTGAATCTAAATTAACTAAAATATCACTTCCATACTTTCCGTCTTCACTTCTCCAACCAATCCTTATATGTTTTGTCTCTTCAGTTTTGGTTCTTTGCATTTAATTTCACCATTTAAATACCTCTTAATTATATCATTATTATAGACATTATAAATGACACGAAGATGTTGTGGTTTGAAGTCACTTTCAAGGAAATTTTTACCTGCTTCAGGTTTTTGAGGGAACTTTTGCCAGTTTGGATACATATTTATGAGCCTGCAAGCCTCTGTAGTCGATTCTAAGACCGCTTTACACGCTACGTCGTGTATTCCATCATCTTTAGATAGTTTCGGAACTACTTGGTGGATTATATCGCCTCCATCGGGAGTTGAAACTACATGATGAAAGGTTGTACCCGCCCAATTTGGTTCTAACATATAAAAAGGCCAAAACAATGTTGCTGCACCTCGGTAACGTGGTGATAGTCCTAAATGTAGGTTAATGGTATCTTTAGGAAGTGCACTCATTAAAGGTTCTCGTATCATTCCCGATCCAAAAACTAACACTAGGTCTGGCTTAATACTTTTAATGAAATCTACGGTATTTAAAGTATTTAACTCATCCTTAGTAACTTTGAGTAATGGAAACTGAGGAATCTCCTGTTTACCGAAATATTTCTCTTCTGCCTGAAGTCTATCCCAAAAATGTCTTGTCCAATTGTTTTGATCATGTTTACTAAGTCCGTCTGGCATGGTTGGAATACCACCACCTCTTTCTTGCATGACACCACCCACAATATCAAATTGTTTTGCTATCTCGTTAATGTAATAAAGATGTCTAGGTTGATTCCCGCCTATCCAACCAATTCGTTCCGTCATTCTTGGTAATCACTGTCTAACATTTGTTTGTACTCTCGTTCCGTCATTCCATTGGGTTTGTTTGATTTAATAAGTCCTTGTCGATCTAGTTCGTCTGATGCCTTTATTAGATCGGTCATTGAGATACCAGTCTTCTCAGATATATCTAGCAATGACAAACCTGAATTGAACATTACAGTTAATAGATTTTCAGAACTAGTATCGGTTTGATTATTTCCACCAAGTGTAGGATACAGTTGTCTTTTAGAAAGCATTGGTTCGCATTTAGGATTGAGACTCTCTACTACCCTGTCACTTTCTATTAACTCAATCATTCGTTTAGCACTCTCAAGGGTTTTCTGATAATCTGATGGGAAAAATACCCGATCTAGCGATGTGTGGTAGTACGGGCCATATAATCCACCTTTATTTAGGATAATAGTAGGTATTCTAAAAGCTGGAGAAGATAGTTGGCGTTCATCACTTCCCCTGATTGTAAAAGGTGTTCCTGTTTCACCAGTAGCTTGTCTGGCAATTCTATCCATATACGAGTTACCTTGAAATGACTGTTTAAAGTTCACCACCTCTGCTGTTCTACCTGCTACATGAGATAAGACCATAGCACCTTTAACATTTGATACATCGTGTGTTGCTAAGTATGAGATCATACCTATTGTTTCAGGAGCAATAATAAATCTATAAGTGTGTTTAGTTTTGCCCATACTTTTAAGTAAATCAGCCCACATAGCCATCCCAGCTACATTATCGTTAATCATATTGGGATGGCAGCAATAAGTAGAGATTATGTATTCTTGTTCATCACCTTCAATGACCTTTTCTCCATAAGTCATACTTCCATCTTTGAACTCAGAGTCTATTTCAGCGTGGTAAATAAGGTCTGTATCCATTGCCTTGTAAGTGTCGCCATCAACACAGAATCCCCAATCTTTCTTGTAATATGAAGTTCTATAGGGAATACCATGTGCTAGATTGCTTGTGTGTAAGTGGAGACTGAGTTCGTCTACTTTTAGGTCTTTATTTACTGGTTCAGAGTACGAAACAACATGAAGAAAATCTTTTTTGTAATCGGCCCATACCTTACCTGTTTCATCAGATAGGATTGCATCTCGAATCACCCACTCCTGAGGTACTGTCCAGTCAAACACTTTTGTTCCTGATGGTATCTCGTGTATATTAAAATCTGCCTTTTCTTTGAGTATCTCAAGTGAACGTCTAACCCCATCTCCCGTGATACTCCTATCTATGTTCATTAAACGTTCAATCATCTTAATTTCTTATCATTGTATTCAATTATTCTTTTAAAACTTTCATAAGGATTACTGATTTCTATATCTCCTTTATCATCTCCCCAATAAATAACTAAAGTCTTTCCACAGTAGAAAGATTTTTTAGTATAATCACAAATCAATTGAATTGAACCATGTTCTTTGCCTATAATTGCCGAGTTTTGATGATAAATGTGCTTATGTTTCATATCATTTCTGTAATAGGAAGTGTTTTAGCCTTAATAGTAGGTTTTTCTTTAATATCGATAGGAAAATCCTCCATATCTTTATTCTCCCAATATTTTAAAGCTTCTTCCATCTGTTTTAAATTTGTAAATTCATTCTTGCTAAAAGTAAGTTTGAGTTCAGTAATATTCTTGGGTGAGGCAAACATCCCAAATGGAGTACTCATGTCCTGATCACCAATTCGTTTGGAATGTTCTAGTTCTTGCCATGTATTTGGGGGCATATTCTCATCCAATAAACCAACCTTTTCTATAGCATTTCTTGTATACATTACAAAGGCGGTAGGAAAATCTGTGTAATAATTTATGTATGGGTCTTCATCAAAAGGAAGTTTTCTATTAGTCCCACCTTCTGCCCACGTTAAAACCTCTATTCCAGTCTTTTGAGACACATCAACAAACTTTTTGTATATAGAATCGTCTAAAACAATGCAATTATCCTCAACTAAGAAGATATAATCTTTGTTAGATATGAGTCCTTCTTTAAGGGCCTTATTCTTGCTTTTGGCAATATTGGAGTCCAATTTTATTACTTTACTAAAGTAATTCATTGGTTTTAATTATACTACAAAAGGATGGAGGAATCTATAGAACTATGTTCCTGGAGACAACTACATTAACATTTTTCTTTGCAATCATTACTGTCTTTTGGTAAATTATGTCCTGGTGTAGATATTCCAGTATGACGCTTACCACACTTTTTACATACTCTACCATATTTGCGATCTACCCATGTTAGTTTCATTGGTATTTACTATGTTTTATAACATATTCACTAATATCTCTTACATTACCAGCATTTCCCGCCCTTACTTCTTTAATTAAAGATTTTCTCATACCCTTAACCAAAGAGTCTTCTTTGACAATTTTTTCTATTGCAATTTTAGCCTCAAGTTTTTGTTGGCTACTCGAAAATGGGTTTTTAAGGATTCTTTCTAAATACTGAACGTCTGGAATCCTATCTTTTGAAACACCATATTCATGTTGTGTTACATCATCCTTAATCGCCCGTAGTTTTCTCTCTGCGTCCATTTTGTGTTCTTCCAGAACAGAAGGGCTATTAAGAATAGCAATTAACTTAATTATTTCATCAACTTGTTTTTTTGTTGCTCTCATCCTACTAGAGGGTACAACCAAGAGCAGTTATACCCTATATAGGATCAGTACTTTAACCCGATGCGGTCTTAAGTACTTGTACCCAATCTGCGTTAAGAACCTTAGCCACGTAACTACCAGCCCATGAGATCAATGAATATCTCCCTGTTGGGTTATTCGAATCTACTGGATTTGGAAGTATGTACAATTTTGGTTGATCTCCTTCAAGATCATAAGTACCAAAAGCGTCTTTTCCGTGGAAGAAGTTCAAGTAAGCGTCAGTATAGGATGCCTTAGAACCTGTTGAGGATAGTGCTTGAGTGGACATCAAGAATCTAACTTGATATAACTCTCCCATTTCTCCTTTATAAAGGTCTTTGGTGTCCTGATACGTTTTAGCTGCAATCCAAGTGCTATCTTTCAAGATAGATGTCTTGGTGTGCGGATTGACTTTACCCATGTAGAATCCATCTGAGTAAGCTGGAGCTTTGTTTACTTCCAAAGCCTCTACAACCTCTCTAATGTCTGCTGCGTCCATAGTATCGGACGAAGCCAATGAAGACGCTTTCTTTGAGTTGGCCCAAAGTGCTGTATCTCCACCTACTGATAAAGCTGTTCCAGTGAGATAGTCTATGGTATCACCCATGTTCTGTCCCATAACTTCAATCTTCTGAGCGTTGTTCTTATCAATAGAAGTTAAGCTCAAGAATTTAGAAATCTTTGCTGTATTTCCGTATTCAGCTAACGTACATGATACGTTTGCGCCAGCCATCAACACAACTGCGGGATTTGCCCCTTCAGATAGTGCTGTGGTTACATTGCTCATAGGAGTCATGCGGGTAAAGACGATGCTTTTCCCACTGTTTTTTCCATGAGTTGATTTCTGTGAACCTTCAGCGTAAACCAATTGATTTTCTGCCCTTGCTAAGAAAACTTTTTCATAGTAAGTCATCATCTCAACTGATAGTCCACCTCCTGTTCGGTTTAATGCTTCTGCCATAATTTATTCACCTCCAATCTACTAAAACCTTTCCCGTACTTTCGTACAGGCAAGCTAATATCATGGTAGGTCTAGTTTTTATCTCCAGACTCTCCCAAGTTTCTTCTCCATCTCTTCGATGGAAAGCTCAGAAAACGGTTTCTCTTGTTCCTGAACCTGCGTAGGTCTCATAGCTTGTTGGGACACTTGTTTAGTTATAGTATCCACTTGACCTTGCGCTTGTTTTTCGA